TTATTTAGTTGTTATTTTTTGTTTGCCTCCTGTGTTGCTTTGATTTGAGCATATAATATACCTTTTTCCACATCTTGTCAACACTTTTTTTTATTTTTTTTAAAAAAATTTTTTGGGGGTATCTTGCAGCAAACCATATATCAAATAAATAGGTGGTATTCATTTCATCAATGATTAATCAAACTAATAGATATCATTCATTTCATCAATCATTAATCAAATATATGGGTATTATATATACAGTATATATATTCACATTTTCCCAGGGACTACAAACCAATCATATATCAAATATATAAGGGGTATTTATTTAATATATATATCATATATAAACTTTAAATGGATTTTAAGACGCCTGGAACTCTTAGCCTAGTTAGTGTAGGCCTAAGGTTAAAAAACTTGCTCCTGAGGCTCTGAGGCATCTCACAGGAGCTAATTGTTATCTTGGTTTCATCCAAATAACTTAAAATAAATATCATTTTTTAATATTTAAAACTTTCAATGTTATTTTAGAATTAGCACACTATTTTTTTTAAAATAATACAGTTTTTTAATTTTTTTTTAAAGTATATTGAAGTAGCTCACTATTTTTTAATCCATTCATAAAATAAACATAAATCCCATAACTGAACCCCTCTAAGACTACTGTACGAAAACGGGATTAGGTAAGCCATTTTTTTCTATAAAAAATTTTCACATATTCCCATTACCCATAATTAACATAATCAATACACATTACAACAGTGAAATTAGTTAGTTTTGTATCGTAGAATCGTTGTAAATGAAAGTCTTGCATAAAAAAGTGTAACAAAGTTTAGCAAATAGTTTACAGAAAAAACTTAATGAATACTTTCAATCCAGATAACATAAAACTTTCAATGTTTTTTTATACATTTTAAAGTTAAGAAGTTCCTTCTGGAAAAGAAAAATAGAATAAAAATTAGTTAAAGTTCTTCTAACACCAGAAAACTGTAGTAGAAATCTAGCGAACCACTGGTACAAAAGAAAAATATAAAAAATTTATAAAAAAAATGGACCCTTTAGGAAGGAAAAGTGGTTATATATATATGAGAGGGAAAATAAAGGAGATGTTATATGAAAGAAGATATCCAAAATAACCCTACTATTATGATGATTCTAGATGAAATAGCTAGAATGATAGTAGAAGAAAGAAAAAACAAGAAATAAAAACTTACAATTGAATAATCCGTGGGGTCGAGAGACAAATAGCTCCATACCGGATGTAAAATATAGTTAAACTGCATGTCTCCCTTTGCATGCCGGGGATAACAACCGGCTAATAAATTAGGTTAGGTGGGCGAAATCATTTACCAATATGGTTTAGCTGTTATATTAAAATCAATGAGGCTTATAAGACATTGAATCCTGGAGAGGATATAACAGATTATAAGATATATTGGGGATAGTCTAACTTAATAAGGGTTTAAGATTAAATACTTAACTATATTAGTTGTTTATAAGTATCTTTGATACGGTAAACAACAAGATAACGTAGTTATCTAATGTTTATTAAATAGGTTTCAAAGATTATTTAGATTACAATTAAACATTAATTACTTTTAACAAAGTAATTATAACTAAATTAATTGGTTTATTAGTTTCTCTGGAGAATAAAATAGTGTAGTTAATTAAGTAATCTTTATTCCAGAATATATAGGAGGAAGTTTATGATATTATATAATGATTATAAGAATCAAGAAATAAAAATCAAGATATCTAAGAAGAACTATGATTACGATATAGCAGATGCTTTATGTTGTATAGCAATGTTAAACTACAAGAAGTTTGTATTTTTTATTCCAGAAGGTATGGACTTAATAATAGACGAAGAGCTATTAAAGAACATGCAGTTAAAAATCTCATCAAAGATAGACAATAAATATACAGTGATACCAATTGATAGTTGATTATAAGTTAAATCCAGGCCACATGCCTAGTGAAAGAAAGGTTTGGTTAATGTCTAAAAGGGCTTGTGACGATGGACATAAAATTAATCAAAAGGTGATGAGAGCTTTTGAGAGTGGAGAACTTGTTTATATGGACCATCAATTTTATAAATTCTGTAGAGGATGTGGACAATATTATACATTGGACCACTTTTACTCCAATAAGAGATATGTAATGGAAGTTGGATACATATGTAAAAGTTGTACAGCGACAAGAAGAAGACTTAAAAAATATTGTGTCGCAAGTTATATAACAGATACTGGAATGAAGGACCCTATGGAAGGTGTTAGATTAAGCATCTCCGAAGAGAACTCTAAAATATTAAAAGGAGGTTTGTAGTGGACATACATAATAAAGATGTAGTAGATTACGGTGAGAAGTTACATAATAAAGCCCACGAGAAATTCTGTCAAGAGTATTTTAGACTAGATGTCGAGGAGAAAATAGTAAATAGAAAAACAAGAAGAGTAATGGCTTATAGAGTTTCTTATCCAGAAAACTCTAATGTTCCTGACGGAACAATAAATAGTAGAGCTTCTACTTTATTGAGAAATGAAAATGTGGCTGGAAGGTTACAATATTTATATGAATCTTACGGTGGTAGCGTTGAACAACAATACAACTGGACTAGAGGAAAGTCAGAGGACATGTTAATATCACTTGCATTTGACGAAGATGTCAAATACTCGGATAGAATTAATGCTATTAAAGAACTTAATAAGATGAGAGGATACGATAATCCTATCTATGATAACGCAGAAGAAGGCGATATTATCGACGAGTTCCTTAAAGAGTTTGGGGCTGATAGTGATGTTGGATAGGAGAGCTAAAGAGTTTCTTAAACTATGCCAGATTAGATACTACAATGACCCTGTAAAATTTTCAGAGGAAGTTCTAAAAATTAAGTTAACTGATAATCAACAGAAGCCAGCACTTAATGCTTTGGCTAATGGGAAAAAGAAAGTGGCTATTAAATCTGGACATGGTACAGGAAAATCATGTTTGGCTGCATGTGGAATATTATGGTTTCTATGTTGTAGACCTAAGTGCAATGTCTTATTGACAGCACCTTCTGCTAACCAATTATATAAAACAATGATGAAAGAAATAAGAGACTGGTATAATAAATCAATATTAAAAAACTTTGACTTATTTAGATTCACTAAAGATTCTGTAAGAATCAATAGTGACGCTCATGCTGGCGTTTGGTTCTTGTCTGCTGTATCGGTTGCTAATCCAGAGAATATAGCTGGTACCCATGCTCATAGTGTGTTAGCTGTTGTAGATGAGGGTGCAGGTGTTGACGCAGAAATATTTGTCAGACTAGAAGGGGCTATGACTACAGAAGATGTATACTTCTTGACATGTGGTAACCCATCATTTACTAGTGGATATTTCTATGATATATTTCATAATAAGAATTATTCTAAGGATTATGATTTATTTACATTTAGTTGCATTGACTCGACAAATGTAAAAGAGAAATTTATTAATGATATGAAAGAAAAATATGGCGAAGATAGTCCTATATACAAGGTTAGGGTTCTTGGTGAGTTTGCTTCTATGAATGAGAACGTCGTTATAGAAAGAGACAAGATAAAGAGAGCTATTGGAAGAGAACTGATAGAGAAACAAGATACTGGTGTTATATATATAGGAGTGGACATCTCCTCTGGAGATGGTTCTGACTACTCTTGTATCTGTATAAGAGAGGGATTACAAGAGCTAGACAGAAGAAAGATAAAAGTTAGATTAAGTAAGATGAAGACTGAGATAGCTAATACTATCCAGGAATGGAGAAATAAAGATTATTTTGTTATAGCAAACATAGACACTACTGGTCTTGGTACTCAAATAGGACAAGATTTATATGATGAATACTATTATGATGATGACGTTGTTATTAACAAAGTTAACTTCTCTTTTAGAGCTGTTAATAGTAGTGTATATCATAATGTTGCGACAGAAATGTTTTTCTGTTTAGGAGATATAATAGATAAAATATCTTTGTTAGATATTCCAGATTCTACGGCAGAAGAAGACCTTGGAGTAAGAAGATTATCTTTTGATATCCAGAATAGATATGTTGTAGAAAGGAAAAAAGACTTAATAAAAAGACTAGGTCATTCTCCAGATGAAGGTGATGCTATATTGTTGGCGTTCTATGAAGAAAGAGAAGATAGTACATTGATTGAGTCTTTTATAGAGGAGGGGTATTAGATGGCTTATAATTTAGGAGATATTAGAGTTAGTAGAAGGGAAGAGGCTTTGGTAGGACGTAAACCTTATGTAGACGTGGCAAGAGCCTATTATAATTCTAGTATGTACGATAAACATCTTGGTGTAATAGCCAATATATTCGATGAGACAATACCTGTATTTAATGCAGTACCTAAAGTAACAAATATCGCTTCGGCTTTAGCCGTTGGTGGAAATATAGAACCATCATATAGTGATATGGGTTGGGTTAGTGATACTATATCAGGATTGGCTCTGGAACAAGAGAAATTATTTATGTGTAGAGATTTAATATTAAGTAAATCAATACTATGTGAGATACAAAAGATAGACAGGGATGATTCGTCAGAGGTGTTTGAGAATGAGGATTCCTCATTCCCTTACGTCTTAGCTTATTATCCAAGTGATGAGTATGAGATTATGAGTGAAGGAAATAGAATTCTATATGCTAAGATACGTGGAATACAATTAGTTCTTAACTCAGATGGAGATGGATATTCAGAACAACCTGTACAGAAGGTCTATATCAGAGGAGACGATGGTAAGGCTATAACGTATATCGTTGCTAATGGGCAAAAGACAGAGATAGAAGAATGTGAGGGTGGTATACTTCCATTAGTAGAAATAACTACTACTTATGATATGAAACAATTGTTTTATGCAATAGATAGATATAATGAGCTTGAATCTTTTTCTAGAAATATATTGTTCCTTGCTGGGGAACCAATGCTTGTTGGTACTGGTATAGATAAGATTGACAAAAAGAAAGCACAAAAAATGCAAGCTGACCAATATAAGAAATTGAAATCATTGTTTACAAACCAGAAAGAAGCCGAGTTGAAGTTGATAGAAATTAAAGGAGACTCTGCTAAAACGATGTTGGAAAGACAAAAGCATTTAGTAGAATCTATTATAAAAGATTATCCTGAGTATTCTATATCAGAAGTTTTATCTGGTAGTAATGTATCAGAGGAGACTACTAAAATTAGATTGACTGAGATTCTTTCCAGAGTAAATGAAGTTAGACGTAACATGAATATCGGATTAAATAAAATTCTTGGTATCATTGCTTTCTTAGATGGAAAGGAAGTTAAAAAGAAATATGTTACACTTGGTACTATGACTGACGTTAACTTACAAGAGATATTACCTAATATAGTAAGTGCATTAGAGAACAATATTATCTCTAGAAAGTCTGCTATGTATCAAATAAGAACTTTATTTATAGGCGAAGATGTTGATTTTGAAATAAAACAAATGCAAGATGAAGGCATAATTGATAAAAACTTATCTGTTGTCAATAGTAATTATATTGATGATGGAACTACAAATGACGGAGGTAATGAATAATATGTTAGATAAAGAGAAATTAATAGAACTGATAGCAGCACAGTCTGGTAAGACGCCAGAAGAAATTGAGCTTGACGAAGAAACACTTGGGGGTTTATTAATAGATGACCCCGCTCCAGAACCAGAGCCTGAGCCAAAACCTGAGCCTAAGGTAAATAATAAGAAGCCAGCTCCTAAGGTTCCAGACATTGATACATCAAACTTAGACGAAACAGTTAAGCAATTATATGAAGCTCTTATGGAAGAAAGAGCTAGAGCATCAGAGAAAGAACTAGAACTAATGATTAAAGACGCTGGTCTATCTGAGAAAAATACAAAGATAATTAAGAGGATGGCAGATAACGGTGTCGATATTGAGGCTATAGAAGAGTCCATTAAAGACTTAGCTGAATCTGAGAAAGAAAGTAAAGGGAAGAGAAATCCGTTCATTCCATTACGTAGAGCGAGTGGTTCATCACGTGGCAAATCTACTCCAAGAGTAGGGACAAGAGAAAACGGAGAAAGATTAGCTGCATTATCTAATAAATCTAGAGGAGGAAAATAATGAAAACAATTGAAAACATTTTTGTACCAGAGCAAAGTCCAATACACAAATTGTTCTTTTCAGTGGTAGCAGAATTAAAACTAACAGACGAGGAATTAGCAACAGTACTTGCAAATGGTGGTAAGATACCAGCTGGTAAACTATTAACGACTAGTTCTGCAACAGTGGGCGATACTATCATATCTAACCCAACAGAAGGTGTAGCTTATACTGTAGCCGATGGTGCAGCACAAGGTATACTTGCTTCTGACTTAATAGTTGATTCTGACGAAAAAAATTACCCTGTTGGTGTAATTATTTCAGGTGTTGTTTATGAAGATGTAATGACTTCTGCTAACGGAGAAGCTGTTTCCGCTACAAACAAAGAAGCATTAGCTAAACAAAACATCTTATTCTACAACGTAAAAACAATATAATTTAGGAGGAAAATAAATGATTAATAACATAACAGCTAAGGTATTTACGGCCGACCAATTCGTTGGCTTTATTGAACAAAGAAGGGAAGTATATACAGAGAGTACATTACTTGAACAATTCTTTCCGGTGAAATTAATGGTGGGGCTAGATTACTCGTATATCAAAACATCTAACTCCGCGGTTGAATTAACTTCTCCATCTGCATTTGATGCTGAACCAATAGCTCAAAACAGAGAAGGATTCGATGCTTCTATGGGTGAGCTTCCTTTATTCAGAAAGAAAATGATATTAGGAGAAAAAGAAAAACAATTACTTAGAACTTATTTAGCTTTAGGTGATGAAGAAGGGGTAGATAGAGTATTAATTCAAATCTATGATGACCAAGCTACACTTTTAACAGGTGCAAGAATGACAATGGAATTCTTGAGAGCTAGAGCATTAATGGACGGTAAGATTAATATCATGTCTAAAGGTGGAGCAGTTTCAATTGACTACAAAGTTCCTGATGCAAACAAATACACTTTATCTGGTGATGATGCGTGGGATAACGAAGACGCATTAGTGTTAGACCAAATAGAAGAATGGATTGAGGACGTTGAGGATGAGACTGGATATAAACCTTCTAAAATGATTATGAATAAAACAACATTCAAATTATTAAGAAACAACAAACAAATCCAAGCTAACTTATTACCACTTGCTGTATTAGGGTTAACAGGCGCTGACTTATTAGCAATATCTGATACTCAAATACTTGAGACTATCAAGTCTTATACTGGATTATCTGAGATAATCGTATACAATAGAAAGGTTAAATTAGATGGAACTATCTATGACTTAATTGAAGACAATAAAATAGCTATCTTCCCAGAAGGTGTTTTAGGTAACACTATGATTGGTACTTCTCCCGCTGAGTTAAATGCTTCTGAGGCAAACGCAGCTGGTGCGGGAATAGCAGTTACTTCTGATGGTATCGCAGTAAATACTTATACTACTACTAGCTCACCTTATGTGGCTACTACAGAAGTTGAGTTTATTGGATTACCTTCACTTGTTCAATCTGATAGTATCGTTTTAGCAACAGTTAAATAATTATGAGGGGATTACTCCCCTCTATATTTTATAAAAGGAGAATATAATATATGGCAGAAAGAAAGAAAGTTAAAGCAACAGCAGATGCTGTGGAAAAAGTTAGAATTAAATCAATATTACCTTCAACATTAATTCATAATGGTATTAAAATAAAAGCTGGTAAGGCAGCAATGGTTGAGAAAACAGAGGCTGAAAAGTTAATTAAAAAAGGCTACTGTGAGTTAGATGAAATATAAGGAGGTAAGCAATGGGGAAGATTCTTGATATAATGAAAAGACTGAATCCAAACCTTGCCCTTCAACATGATGATAGCGTACTTATAACATTCATTACAATAGCACAAGCTATTGTAAATAATGAAGAGATAGAGCCAGATAAACTTGAACTTGCTACGGCTCTATTAACACTTCATTATATAGATATGCCAACTGTTAGTAATATTAGTTCAAAAACAATAGGTAATGTTTCAATCTCATATTCTAATGACAATGGTAAAGACAAGTGGATGAAGTTATATGAATCCTTAATTAACGGTATAGACGTTAATGAACTTACTCTTTATTATGTAGGTATTTAATATGGCTAGAAATTCAGATAGTGTAATTGACAGAATAAGAAACATTTCTAAATACTCTGGAAGTAAATATAGAATAAATATTAAGATAGAATCTAATGGTAAGGGTAACGAAGATGACCCTGCTTATTATGGTAAGCTCCATAATGAAGGCAACTATCCTTTCACTAGACCAGTATTACAACATTTTAGGACTAGGGTTTTAGGAGATGAGGAATTAATAAATGAAATAAAGAAAATGTATAAGGACGGTAGAGTAAAGTATCATCAAAGAAAGGCGGCCATAATTATGGCTAAGGCTGGGTATGACGATGTAATGGAATACCTATTATACACTATGCCTCAAAGACCACAACCATGGAAGAAAGATGGTAGAAGAAATCTATATGAAACAGGTTTATTATGGGATTCTATATATAGTGAAGTATCAGAGGCTAGAAGTGGTAGAAAAGTTTGGAGGGGAAAATAATGTACGTAGATATGTCAGATTTATTTAATGATATAAGCGTAACTGAAAAGGTAAAGTTTATAAAGGATATAGGTATTGATGATTATGGTAATCAAGTACAAGAGCCTCAAAAGAACTTATCTTGTTTTTGTATAATTGGCGATGGAGCAGATAATATGTTTTATACTAGCAAAGATTCTTATATACAGGATGTTAAATATAATCTCTATGTCCCTACAGAGTTTATGAAAGCAAATGATATAACGTCAGGTGTAATAGTTGAAAGGGCTAATGGTAAAAGATACAATATTGTATCTACACCACTAATAAAAAATTATGCTTCTCACACAATTTGTATTATAGCTGAGGTGAGATTTGATGGTTAAAAAGTTAGATGAAGTAAATAAACAAATAAAGAAATTCATAGAACGAATTGTATCTGATGATTCTATACCTGTTTTAAATTCAAATACCATCAAGACAAGTCTTGGTGATAAGGCTAGAATAGAATTTTGTATAGCCAATTTTGTAAGTACAGGAAGGATATATAAACATCAAAAAGAAACAGATGATACCTTAATATATGGAAGTACTGCTGACTATGATTGTCAGTTAATTATAAGAGTTTTTGGAGACGACGATTTATCTGTTGATTTAATTGGAGCTCTACAAACATCTGGAATAGTATCTTCATATATAAGGAATCTGGGAATTAAGAATGAGAGTTTAAAGGTAACTAGAATACCAATAACCTCTAATGGAATTATTTCTTTTTTTCCAGAGATAATAGTTGATTGTAATATTCAACTAAAATTTGAAATGGAAGTAGACTACTTTGATAAAGTAAAAGATATCAAGGTTATATAATAGGAGGTTATGAATGAATATCGTAGATGTAGCGGTTATAGACTTAACTACACCGGTCAAGCAGGCAGGATTTAAAGCCGTAGCATTGTTTGACTTTACGCAAGATAAAGATTTGGAATATATAACAGATACTAGTTCATTAGAATCTGGTAGTAAACTAGAGGAAGTTGCAAGTGTATTCTTAGCTAATGGTGGACAGTCATTGTTTGTAGTTGGTAAGGAGATATCAACGGCTAGTGAAATAGGTGACTTCATGAAGGAAGTTGCAGATGAGAATGACTTCTATGGTGTTAACTGTATTATACCAAAGGCAAATCAAGCAGAATGGATACCAGAGGTTAAAACATTTGTAAGTGGTTATGAGAAGTTAGCCGTATTAGAAGTTAATGGAACAAAAGACGAGGTAATAGGAATAGCTACTAGTCTTAACTCTGATAGAGTAGGATTATATGCTAATAAAAGCGACGAGCAGAATGGATGCGCGTCTGCAGTGTCAGGTTATTGTTTCCCACAAGATGAAGGTTCTTTAACTTGGGGTAATAATAAAGTATCAGACGTTGTTGTCTCTGGATATACTTCTTCTGAACAGTTAAATTTATTAAATAGTAATGTAAACTATATAGTAAAGGTTCAGGGAATTGTATGCTCACAAATGGGAAGAACAACTTCTGGAAGTAATTTAGATATCACTAGAACTAAAGACTATTTAAAAAATAGGATTATAGAAAGTGTTACATCTAAATTAATCAATTCTAAGAAAATTGTTTATACAGATGAAGGGCTTGAGGAGATTTCAACTGTATTAAAAACAGTTGGAGCTACAGCAATAGCTAAAGGAATGTTGTCTTCATTCTATGTTGTAATGCCAAAGGTTGATGATATATCAGAAACAGATATTGCAAACAGAGTATTAACAGGAGTAGAATTCCACGCTGTGTTAGCTACACCAGTTGAAACAATAGACTTAGAATTAGTAGTAGAATTATAGGAGGTAATAAATGAGTGTACCATATATATATAAACAGAGTAATGTAAAGGTATCTTTTGAATCTGTTGTATGTACTGATATTCCAGAAGATGAGGATATAGTTGTAGAATATCCTGAGGACCACTGGACATCACAAGCAAACATTGGTGGTGGTGGTATTTATTCCGCTAGGTCTTCTAGAAAAGCTAGAATAACAGTACCAATAATGCAAGGTTCCAAATGGATATCTATACTAAATACTTATAAGTTAGCAGATAAGATGATTACGGTAACTGTATCAGATAACAACTCCTATGATGGAGCTAGTACTTTTATTAGTGCTTATTCTGTAATACAAGATAGTGGAGCATCTTATGGAACAGAAGCATCAAGTAGAACGTTCGTATTTGAATGTATGCACATATTGGAAGTAAATAACCCAACTGAATAATAAGGAGAGTGTATGATAGAAAGTGCTATTTTTGAAATAAAAGGAAAAGAATATACTTGTCTTAAACCATACGCTTGTGATATTATAGACATTGAAGACCAGAGTTATGATGACTCTGGTAAATTCAATGGTTATAAGTATGCGAGCTTAATTTTAAGACTAGTAACTAAAGAGGTTACTATAGATGATTTAGTAGAGTTTAATAAAGAGCCTATAGTATTATCATCTGGAGAAAAAATATTCCCACAACATATTGAGTTTAAGGATTATTTAAATACAGTTTATGAAGTAGAAAGAAAAAGAGTAGATGCTGCAAAGAGAATGTTAAACATATGTGGAATAGAAGGAGATATAAAAATCCAAAACTTCTCATATAAAGACATTATGACTTTAGCAGGAAGATACTACACATTATATAACTCAGATGAGTTGGATGAGGTGGTGGGTAAAATCACTAACTTTTGCTTGTCCGAACAAGATATCGAAGGGAACGAATCAGAATAATCTTATATTCCAGAAGTATTATAGTGATATGAGCACTAAGAAAAAGATGTATATGCAAATATTATTTGATACAAAGAATAAAGATACGGTTGATAGGATGACGTATGAGGAGTTTTTAGCATATTATCATATGCTACAAGTACGAGAAAAGGAGGTCTAGACAATGGCGGTAGACCCAATTATAGAGGAGGTCGTATATAAGTTTACCACAGTGGGCGATGAACAAGCCATTAGTGATATCAAGAAAGTAGCTAATGCGAAAAAGAAAGCCCTAAGGGAAGCAAGACAACTTGAAAAACTAGAAGCTAGATTAGAGAAGTACGACAAAGCCAGAGATGCAGCTAAATATAGAAGGATAAAAAAATATAATTCACAGATATATTTAAGAAATAAAGCAATTAGAGATGAAGCTCGTAGACAATCTAAATTGCCTGCTCGTATTCCAGGAGTGGATTATAGAACAAGTAGACAAAAAAGATTATTACAAAAGTCATTACAACAAGGGCAAATGCTTAGGGGTACTGAAACTATTACCTCTGGATATCAGAACCAATTGCTATTACCAATGAAAGCTAATAGAGCTAATATACTAGAAAACATTAGAAAGAGCCAGGAGTTTAGAAGACAAAGAAGTCAAGCTAAAATGCCCAACGCCATGAACTCTATGTTTGCTAGTGAGGAGTATGCTAAGAAGTATGGTAGTTCTTTTTTAAGATTTCAAAATAAATATCTTAGAGGGTTAAAGTTAGAGTCTTTATTAAAGAAAAGAACAGCTGCTACTATGAGAAAAGATGGATACCATTCTAGAAGAGAAGTTGGTAGTTTAAGTGGTATTACTTCCAGAGCTATGTTGTACATGGGATTTGCATCACTTGCTGGATACATGATGACAGGTATTGTAAGTAAGGTAATGCAATTAGGAGATGCGGTAGCTGATACCGAACTTGATGTACAAAAAGGTCTTGGTTATAGAAACTACTATGGAAGCAAGTATGGTAATACCAAAGGCTTTGACGAGGCCGCTAATCTTTCGGCTTATCTTACTGGTGAAGGTAAGTTTAAAGCAAGAAGTAGAATAGCTGATATAGCAGGGGGACTAGAGGCAGCTAAAGTAGATATTTCCCCAGATAGATTAAAAGATATTGCTATTGCAGCACAAGGTATTAACTCTGCGTTTGGTAGAGATATAGATACTGCTTATAAGGATATTATAGGTATGTTGACTGCAAGAAGAACTCCAGAGGAAGTTGGATTCATAGGACTTAAAGGTGGAGGTTCTCCTGAGGCAATGTTGGATAAAATCTTAAAACATTTAAAAAGCAATCCGTCTGTAGCTGGTATCTTAGGACAACAAACTTTAAAAGCTACAATGCAAAGTATTAGAAGTGCACCTAAAGATATGTTGGCTGCCGTATATGGTTCTGCTCCAACACAGACACAACAAGGATTGAAAAAGTTCTCTGGATTTGTCCAAGACATATTTGACACTACTAGTATACAAGGGCTAGAGAGATGGGGTGGAGTTATGGCCTCTATCAATATGGCGCTTGATAGAATGAGTCAAGATGGAGATAAGACAGCAGATACTTTATCACAATTAATAGCAGGTGCAGCTCAAGTTGGGTCAGTTGCTTATGTTAATTTAAAGAAAGTATTAGGGGCACTTGTCCTATATAAGACTAGAAATTTATGGAAAGACAAGGCTATAGATGCAGCTAAATTTGTAATTACAAAACCATTGAAGTGGGCAGTTACAAAACCTGCTACTTGGTGGGCTACAGCTACACTTGCAGCAAGCGAAGGTTTACATAGAATAGAAGCTAGTCTTGGTAATAGATATAATCTTACAGATGAACAAAAAGCTCAATTGAATTATAACATGATGAATATGCAAGACTTAAATGACTTGGGTGGGCAAGCACCTATTATCAATACACAGTCTGTATATTTTGATAGTGAGAATAGAATGACAATTGATAGTGATATGAATTATGGAGGTAGATAGATGATAGTTAATAGTTTGATTACAAATGTTACTAGTTACTTTACATCTACTTCTGTCCCGGCTATTATTGGAGAAGGTAAGATACAATTAATCGTAGCCGATGATGATAAAAAACAGACCGAAGAAATATTAGAAATAGATTCAGCGTCTAACTTTAAGGCTTTATATACAGCGACACCTATAGCTGTTCCAGCTGAGACTAAGAAGGTTTATATAGATGGGGCTATAGTTAAACCTGTTGTAATTAATATTACAGGAGTTATAGAAAATTCTAAGATTTCTAGGATTCAAGATTTAGCAGATGCAGAGACTTGGATGTATATATCTCATGCTAGAGGTATGGGAGGCTCTATATCTAAAGTTGGAGTATATACTAATTCAAAATTATTTTACATAACTTCTCTTTCAGTTGAAGACACTGGGTTCTCTAATACAGTAGGTGTGCAGATTACTTTAAGTGAAGTAGTATTATACGATTATGAACTTACATATAAGTATGGTGTGAAACAAACTAATAAAATCTCTGGTAGTGGTACTAGTTCTACAGTATCTACAGAGAAAACTTATTCAGCTTTAAATGGGATAACAGAAGAGGATGGAGCCATAGATGTTATACTTAAAACTGGTAAAGGAATAATTTTAAGATAAGGAGATAGGAAAATGAAGTTAATAGATATAGATTACAGCAATGTTCTTGAGGAAGAGGTTACAGCTAACTTCCTTATAGATGAGATACAAGTTACAATATCTATATTGCCTGTCCCAGATACCACAATGGGTCTTGTTACTGTAATGCAAGAGAATGAACCATTAATCATAAATAGGGTTATAGTTACTAATGACCCTATTATATCTTTTAATAATGCTAACGTAGAATTTAGTGGAGATTTTATCTTTGCTTATTCTAGTACAGCATCATCAAAAGATACATTTGATATAAGTAGATTGGGTTACGATTTATTTTTATGGTATGTAGAGGAGGATGATTATGCAAGTTAGGACTTTAGAAATAAAGATTTATAAAAATCAAGACTCTAAGACTGAGGTATACTCATTTAAATACCCAGACGCTAGTATGTCATTTAAAATAAATCAAATAGATTCTAGTAGGCCTGACTCTTGCATGGTTCAAATAGATGGGGTTAGCAGAGCAACATATGGAATATTTAAACTTCCAGATAAATCTGAGTATAATAATAAATATATAATTGAAATCTATCATGGTATAAATAATAATAACGAGTTACTATATACTGGAGATATAAGCAGAGTTATATATTCGTTTAATGCTGGTAAGCAAACATTAAAGATAATAGCAGATAAGAATATAGATAAGTTTACAAAGAATGTTTTACCTATTAGTATTTCTGGAGAAAATAAATTAATAGATATTTTAAAATATATTACTGGGCAATTTGAATATTCTCTTTATGTTTCAGAGGATGTTAATACTCAAGAGCCAGTAACTAGATTTGGTATGACTGGTTCATGTGAAGAATGCTTACAGTCTTTACTCCAGAAGAAATATAAGTATTACGTTGACAGTAATGCTATATATGTTTATAAGGATTCTAAGACAGAAGTATATAAGGCTTATATAGGGTCGTCTGTATTAAACTCAAACACTAAAGTCTCATATATAGTTCATACAAACAATGGATTATTACAGTATCCGTCAGATGATACAGAGGATAATAAATATAATTTAAGAACTGTCATCTTGGCAAATATAAAAGTTGGTGATAAGATATTAGTACCTATTGACAAGTATTGGTACGCAGATTATGATACAGGTAATTATAAAACATTTATAGTAGAAAAATATAATAGTGTGTTTCAGAATGGATTTGGGACAACTGAAATGGAGTGTGTGTTAGATGATTCAGAGAATGATTGATTATTCAGAAGTTAAGTATTTAATATCTAAGAGTATATCAAAAATAAATACAATGTTTATTGGAGTTATATCAAATGCAAACCATGAGAGTGGTAGGTATGATGTTCAACCAATATTAAAAGAGGAAACAATCGATGGGTCATATGTTGATAAGGCTATATTAGTTAGATGCCCTATGTGTTTTACTAAAACAAAGAATTTCTATATAAGAGCTCCATATGAAATTGGTGATGTTGTATATGTTGGTTGTAGTAAAACATCAATAGATTATGCTTTAAGTGATAATACTACTAAGCAAAATAAAGAAGATTATCAATTTCCTTTTAGAGAAATTGATGGAATTATATTAGGTGGAGTAATGACAAGTTCTGAGAGCTCCATGAGTAGTGAAAACACAGAGGACTTTATTATACAGAATAGAAACAATGGAGATACCGTTATTCTCCAGAAGTCAGGTGGAGCTACTATAAAGACTTCTTCTCAAATAACGCTAGACACACCAGTAACTAACATTACCGGTGATGTCAATATAAGTGGGAAGACAACTATGAGTGGTGAGCTAACTGTTAATAGTTCTATAACAGCATCGTCTGGAATAACAGGACAAACAGTAACTAATGGAAATGGAATTGATATAGGAACTCATACACATGAATATATAAGCCCATCTGGAATAAAACAGACAGGAGTTGGTGAGTAATGTATACATCATTATAATGTAATGAGAATTTCGATATAGAGTTAGATGACAAAGGATTTTTAAAGACACTTGACGATGGTTCGTCTATAGCTAATATGTTAAAATTGGACTTTATGTCTAATAGTAACTGGGAGTTAGACCCATCACTTGGTGTTGATTGGATGAATAAAGATAATAATGGATTTCTACAAAGTAAGAATTCAGAAGTCCTTATAGTAAATGAGATACAAAGAAAATTAGAAAACATAGATGGAGTAAGAGAAGTAAGTGAAATAACAATAAATAAGACGGCATCTAGAAAATTAATTATAGATGTAACTATTATTGCTTATGATGGCACTGAATACTTACTTAGCACAGAAGGAGGTATTTAATGATAACAGAAGAAGGATACGTTATAAAGTCAGAGGAGGATTACTTCGATGAGTTTGTGGAAAGTATTAAAGCCTTCTTTCCAGGAATAAGTGAGAACCCATCAAACCTTGCAATGGTGTTTGGTAGGATAGTTGCTAAGAATGAAAACTATAGAGATTATGATTCAGCTAAAGCTAATTCAAATGCTTATGTAGCTACCTCTTATGGGACTGCGTTAGACAAAGCTGTAAGAACAGTTGGCATATCAAGGAAGTCTGGAACAAGAGCAGTTGGTAAAATAACTATTACTAAATCAGAGGACGTATCTCAAATAGTAATCCCTGCTAATTCAATAGTAGTTACTAGTGGATTACAATACGAGATTATAAATGATAACGCTACAATTATAAGTTCTACTACACCTGTAGAATTTGAAATAGAAAGTGTTGAGGTTGGTAGTGGATATAATCTTCCAATAGATTCTACTTTCACTATGTTGAATACTATCTATGGTATAGATGAAATAGTTGGTACAACATCTGTTACTGGTGGTACTGATAAAGAAAGTGATGTTGAATTAAAGATTAGATATTTTGAAAGAGTTAATGCTACAAAAAACAGTTCTCTTGCTGGTGTTATGGCTGCTGTAGAATCTGTTGATGGCGTTACGTTGGTTGATGGATTTGAGAATAAATCATCTGAAACAGTGGATGGTCTAATTCCTCATTCATATATTATATTTGCAGAAGGTGGTACTGAGGACGATATAGCCGATGCTATCAACTCGTCAGGTCCAGCTGGAATACAAACTAATGGAGATATAGTTAAGACAATAACATTAAGTGATAAAGATTATGAAATAAAGTTTAGTAGATTTACAGGAGCTAGAGTTTACTATGATACAGAGATTGTAATAGACCCAAGTGTTTCTCAGTCTACTATTATTACAGAAATTAAAGATGCGTTAATAGAATACACATCTCTTAATAGAAATATTATTTCATATAAGTTATCTACTTATTTATCTCAAAATGTAGACGGTATAGTTGGTGTTAAGAAGTTATACTTTGGAACATCTGAAAATCCAACTAGTGGTGATGACTTAGAGGCAGACCTTGGTGCAAAATATTTTACAGATGAAGATTCAATAACATTGGTGGTGGTATAGGATGACATATGACGAGATGATAAATCTTCTTCCAGAACTATTAAAAGAAGAAGGAAATGCTACTAATTTTAAAAAGATAATAGAAGCTTACGCTAATTTGTGTGAGTATGTAGATAAAAAGATATCTGATTCAAATAGGTTATTGGATGTATATTATTGTACAGGAGAAATGTTAGATAATCTTGGTCTAATGTTTTATGTTGTAAGACTAGATGGTGAAGACGATGAGGACTTTAGAACTAGAATACTTGAGGCAATAAATAAAAGGAATACTCCAACTACCCTTCCAGAAATACAAGAAGCGGTAGATTCAATAGTTAGTAGTGGTAAGTTATATGTACTACCTAACTACAATAACGAACCTTGTAATATATACGTAACTGGCACAGCTGATGACTTGGATATATCAAGAGCAATGCAGATTATTCCAAATCTAGTTGCAGCTGGTATAGAAACAATTGTACCTATATATAGCTTTGGTTCATGGGAAAATGTTAAGAACCAATTCTCTACTTGGGAATCTTTAAGTCAAGAAAATTACATATGGTAAAGGAGAAAATATAAATGAAAACATTAGATAATTTTAATTTACAAGTTCCAGAACTTGGTGATACGCCTGATATAAATCAAGTAGTAGCATCAATAGAATTAGTAGTTAATCTACTTTCTGGAAATATAGAAGTATTCGAGGCAAGTGTTAGTGGCACTGAGCTTACATTAACTCCGATAGTAAGGACTGTATCTAGGCTTGCTTATTATAATGGAATGACTGTTCATTTCAAAGCTCCT